TAGCAAGGAATTAACAGAAGATGAGAAATTAGTAGAGCAAATTAAACAAATAATAAACCAATAAGATGAGTGAGATATTAAAAGTGCTTAATAGAGTAGAGTTGAAGAGTGAAGTAGTAGAGTTTAACCTAGTTAAAGATTTTGAAGAGCAATATAATAAAGCCAATAAAGAAACGACTAAGGCTTATGACGGTAGTTTTGCTATAGAAAAGGCTATAGATAAAATGCTAAAAGATTATGATACTGCTGGTAAGAGCTTCTTAAAAGCAAACGCTAGATTCCTAGAGTTAGAAAACGCTGCTAAAAACTTAGGTGTAGACTTAGACTCTAAATACTTAGCTTACAAAAAAGATTTATCTTCAACTTTAAAAGAGATAGATAGCGCAAGTAAAAACTTACTAAAAGCTAAATCAATGTCTTTCTTGTAGTTTTAAAATAAACAACTAAACAAATAATAAACCAATAAACAAACTATAAACTATGGCTTCAAACACAACATTTAAAGTACAAGCTGAATGCTTAACAGATGACTCTAACTTAACTTATGAATGTGGAGCTTTATACATTAAAGACGATGAGTTAATAGTACACGCTGGGGGAGAATTTAAGCAACTATCTAGTGCAGCTTTAAACAATAGAATAGTAGTAACACAGTCTAACTTTGCAACTACAATAGGTGGTGTAATAGACAGTACTAAGAATTACTTTATAGATGGTATTATAGATTTAGGTACTACTCAGATTACAGTACCACCTACAGGAATTACTATCTCTGGTTATAGCTTCGATTTAAGCGCCCTAACAAGTAGTGAAGATAACTATACAATGTTTGTTAGTGAAAGTATAGCTATTGGCTCTGGTAATATGTTAGGATTTGATTATTACGTAAGCGTAACAGGTACTAACTCTAAGGTTTATGAAATATATGACGCTACAGGGTTTAACGCTTTTGAGTTTAACAGAATTAACTATATTAACTGTACAAATTTAGGTGATATTTACGATTACAGACAGGGTTTAGAAAGTGGTACAGGTCGTTTTGGTGGCTCTCCTTCTTTAACTTTGCATGGACTTTGGAGAGGTGGTTATCGTATAACTACTTCCATAGTACGTTCTATGAGTGATACTACTACAGAGCCTTTATTTAAAGCTGGTACTTTGTTTCAAATGAATAGTAGATTTTTAACAGATATTAATTGTGACTTAGGAACATTACAGCCTTTTTGTGATTTCTCTCCTACAGACTTTCCTAATGAGGGTACTATACAATTCAAAGGTGTATTAATGACTAGAGACGGAGTAGCAGATAGTAACGATGCTAACATAACTCCTAACCTATCTCCTAGTGGAGTGTGCTGTGATTGGGACAATAACATAGGTATGGACAATACTTTTGTAGGTGGTACTTTATCAGTAACCTCACAAGCTGTATCAACTATCTCAACTGCTGGTATAGGTGTAGATATGGCTGGTACTTGGACTGCTTCTGACTTACAACACTTCGACTCTCCAGCTTCTAACGAATTAAGACATATAGGTACAGACCCTAAAGACTTTAGAGTAACATTTGATTTTGTTATTGAGGGTAGCAGTGGAGATGTAATAGCAGTAGACATGATAAAGATAGATACTTTAGCAAATGTTACTATTGAGTATACACAAATTAGAGTAATAAACAACTTACAAGGTGGCAGAGATGTTTCTTATTTTACAGGTACTTTCAATGTCAGAATGAATCAAAACGATATACTTATTTGGCAAGTGATTAACACAGATGGTACAGGTAACGTAACAGTAGAAAATGCTTCACAATGGATAGTCGAAGAAAGATAAAAATAGTACAAAAAAAAGTAAATAAAGTCAATTAACTAAAATACAATAACATGAATAAAGCAAGTAAAACTCTAGAAGCAATTAAATTGGCTCTAGGTATGGAATTAAAGTTAGCTTCTATGAAGTTAGAGGATGGTGTAACAGTACTAGAAGCAGATTCTTTTGAGGCTGGACAGTCTGTTAATATCAAAACAGAAGATGAGCAACTTATAGCGCTTCCAGAAGGAGAGTACAACCTAGAAGATGGTATGGTACTTAAGGTAGTTGAAGAAGGTATAATTGACTCTATCGGAGAAAAGGTAGAAGAAGTTGAAGAAGAAGCAGTAGTTGAAGAAGAAGTAGCAGCTAGTGATAGTTCTACAGAAACTGCAGTACCTAAGAAGATTATCGAAGCAGTAACTAAAGAGTCGCATTTTTCAGCAGAAAACTTAGAAGCTATTTCTAAAGTTATTGATGAGAAGATTGAAGCGCTTAGAACAGAGCTTTCAAAAGTAGAAGAGGTTGAAGAGGTAGCAGAAACTATCGTACACAACCCAGAGCAAGTAAATATGAGTGAAGCGCCTAAAGGATTGGTAGCTTTCTTAAACAATAGAAAATAATATAAACAATTAATTAAATTACAATGGCAACAACAATGACAGTAAACTCTAACTACGTAGGTGGTGTAGCTGGAGAGATTACAGGAGCAGCTTTTAAAGAAGCTCAAACAATTAAGGAGAACTTAGTAACAGTTCTTCCAGATATCGACTTTCAAATGTCTTTGAGAAAAATATCTTACACTAATGGTCGTGTAGATTATGCTTGTGGATTTACTCCAACAGGTGCAGTAACTCTTTCAGAAGTTTTATTGACTCCTAAAAAGATTATGAATGCACAAGAGATTTGTAAAGAAGATTTACGCCAGATTTGGAGCTCTGCTTCTATGGGTTTTTCTGCACACAATGATAACATGCCTAAAGATGTTGAAGCAGCTTTATTGAATGAGATTCTTATGGATACTGCACAAGCAACTGATTTGGATTTATGGCAAGGTGTTGCTGCTACTACAGGTCGTATTGGTGGATTCATTGAGCTTTTTGATGCAGATGCTGGAGTTATCAAAGCAAACAACGGTATTACTACTTTAGCTGGTGCAATTACTAAAGCTAATGTTCAGACTGAAATCGAGAAAGTATTGGAAGCAGTTCCTGTATCTTTGAGAAGAAAGAAGAACACAGTATTTTTAGTATCTTCTAACGTAGCTTTAGCTTATGAGCAAGCTCTTATCTCTGCTGGTATTTCTAACGGAATGGGTGGTGCTGAAATGAACTTGGCTTATGGGTCTACTAAGATTACAGTAGTAGATGCTTTACCAGATAATACTTTCGTAGTATACGAAGTTAAAAATCTTTACTTCGGTACAGGTCTTTTAGCTGACCACAACGAGATTCGTATTAAGGACATGGATGAGTCAGATTTATCTGGAAACGTTCGTTACAAGATGGTTTATACAGGTGGAGTACAGTACATCAATCCTACAGAGATTGTTTGGTATTTGTCAACTACAGTATAATACTAACAAATAGAATTATAAAGGGTAGTGGTTTTACTACTGCCCTTTTTTTATAAACAAAATAAAATATAGAAAATATGGCATGTGATTTAAGTTTAGGTCGTATAGAGCCTTGTAAAGATGCAGTCGGTGGGTTGAAAAATCTATTCATCGTTAATTATGCAGACATTACATCGTACACTTATGACGTAACGGATACAGATTTAATAGCAACTATCGTTGGTGGTGCTACAATAAACGCTTACAAGTACGAGCTTAAAGGTACTAACACTTTTGACCAAAACATTACAAGTTCAAGAGAAAACGGAACTACTTATGTAGAGCAGAATCTTTCTGTTATTCTTAAGAAGCAAGACATAGCTACTCACAATGAGATTAAGCTACTTTCTTACGGTAGACCAAGAGTAGTCGTTGAAGATTACAACGGTTCTTTTTTCCTTATGGGATTAGAGCATGGTGCTGAAATTCAGACAGTTGCTATCACAAGTGGAGCAAGCATGGCTGATTTGAGTGGTTACACTTTGACTTTCCAAGCTATGGAGAAGATTCCAGCTAACTTTATTGATGCAGCTAACGAAGCAGCATTACTTACAGTTGGTCTTACAGTAGTAGCTTAATAATAACTTTATAAACCCTTGCTTAAGTCGGTAAGGGTTTATTTTAATACTAAAAATATGAGTGCAATTTTAAAAGCTCTTCAAAATCGTAAGGTTGAAGTAGAGTTGAAAAGTGAAGTAGTAGAGTTAGGACTAGTTGACGATGCTAGGGAACTTGCAAAAATGGTTTTTAATTCTAGAGATAATATAGTTTCTATTTTAAAGCGAATATCTAAAGAAGCTAGAGAGGGGTCTGATAATGCAGATAGGGCTATAAAAAACACTAAAGAAGCTATTAAAAAAGCTAAAGAATTAGGTATAAGTGATTACCCTAGTAATTGGGATAAGATAATTAAGCAAATGGAAGAGAGGAAAAAAGATTTTAAACAATACTACATATCTTAACCAACTAAACAAATACTTAAACCCTACTATTAACTTAGTGGGGTTTTTGCTTTTATAAAGTACAAACAAAACTAAATAAAGTTATTTAATTAAATGATAATACTAAGAAATTCCGAACTAGCACAGACCTTTAACGTAATACCTAGAGAGTATGTAGCAGACTCAATAGAGATTACAGGTGTAGAGGGTGTAACAACTTACGCTATTACTTCTACACAGTCTGGAAGGTACTTAACTTTTGATAAGATAGTAACTCTTATAGAGAATCAGTTCTATACTCTTACAGTATTTAATGGTACAGACGTAGTTTACAAGGATAGAATCTTTTGTACTAACCAAACGGTATCTAGTTACACAATAAACAAACAAGAGTATACAGAAACTACGAGTAATAATGACTTTATAATAGTATAATGGCAAAAAAAGATAATAGCAATATAAGTATAATTAACCTAGCACAGTACGAAGCTCCACAAGTAGTAGAGAATACTAGAGATGAATGGGTTTCTTACGGAGATAAGAACGATTACTACGATTTTTTGATAGGTAGATACAAGCAGTCTACTACGAATAACTCTGTAATTAACAATATCTCACGTTTGATTTATGGTAGAGGTTTAGATGCTTTTGACTCAAATAAGAAGCCTAACGAATACGCAATGTTAAGGACTCTTATTACTCCTAAAGCATTAAGAGGTATAGCTAAGAACTTTAAGATGTTAGGTGCTGGATATTTTCAAGTATCTTATAATAAAAACCACACTAAGATTCTTAAAGTAGATTACATAAATACTAATTTGGTAAGAGTAGGTAAGTGTAACGATAAAGGAGAAATTGATTCTTTTTACTTCTCTAACGATTGGAGTGACATTAGAAGAAATGAGCCTGTTAGATATTCAGCTTATGGTACTT